ATGGCCTGTTTATACCCCAAAACGAATCGATAAGTCATGATTAGTGATGATCAGGTCATAATTGATACACCATTGGCTGAAACAGGCTCAAATCGGCTGGAATCGGTTTTTTTGCCGGTAACAGCTCCACGAATCCACTCACCGCTCAATGATTTGCCGTCACGCGGCTTTGAATTGATCGATTTTGCTGACCAGATTCTCCCAAATGGCTTTATGCCATGGCAAAAGTGGTTGGCCGAGCACAGCTTGAAGGTGAAGCCCGATGGGAGGTATCAGCATCCTGTAACTGTGGCCAGCGTAGCCCGGCAAAATGGCAAGAGCACTTACATGATGGCCAGAATCATGATGGGGCTTTTCCATTGGGATGAATCGCTGCAAGTTTCCACAGCTCACAGATTGGTCACATCGCTGGAGCAATTTCGGGCCATTGTGCAGATCATCGAGGAAAATGCAGACTTGGCCAATCAGGTAAAGCGAATCCGCTGGCAACATGGAGCCGAGGAAATTCAAACACTCAAAGGAAATCGATTCATCATCAAAGCTGGTGGGTCGGCAGCTCGCGGATTGAGCAAACCGGAAACTGTGCACATGGATGAAATCCGGGAAATGCACGACATGGAAACATTTGCATCGATGCGCTATACCTTGATGGCCGCCAAAAATCCACAGGTCAATTGCTTTTCCACGGCCGGTGATTCACACTCAATTGTTTTGAACCAATTGCGCGAGCGCGGATTAGCAGCTGCTGCTGGTGGATCTGATGATGTGGGCTATTTTGAGTGGTCGGCACCAACCGATGAGATTTCATTGGAAAATGCAGCTTTCGCCAATCCCGGCCTCAACATAACAATCCACCCGGATAACATCCGAGCCGTTTTCAATGATCCTCCCGATGTTGTGATGACCGAGGTTTTGAACAGATGGGTTCAAACAATCTCAAGCGTTATCGGTGCCAAGGAGTGGCAAGCTTGTGGCGATGACACAATCGATCTTGACGAGGACAAGCTCACATGGATGGCCATCGACATTTCACCGGATCGCAAACATGCCTCATTAGTCGGTGCCCAAAAACTCGGATCCGAAAGCTTTGTGATCAAGCTGCTGCATACATGGGAAAACACAATCCAATTAGATGATCGGGCAATTGCCAATGATGCCGCCTCGTATTGTCGAAAGTATCCAATTGAGTATTTGCTTTATAGCCGGAGGACAACCGGAGCCGTTGCAGCTCGTATGCAGCCGGCCGGTATTCCGATACATGACATGGATGCCGACTATCCGCAAAGCTGTGATGAATTGTTGGGTGCAATCAATTCAGGCCGCTTAAAACATCGAAATCAATCTGCACTCACCGAGCAAATGCTTTCAGCTGTGCAATTGCGTAGAGGCGATGGCGGTTGGGTCATAGGAAGGCGAGCCAGCCAAACCAGCGTGACCGCTGCCGTAGCAGCAGCTCTTTGTACACACTTTGCGACACGCCCAGAAAACGAAATAGACATTTTGGTGGGTTGATCCTTGACATTTTGAGAAAATGCTCCCATGGGATTATTTGACCGAAAGCGCACTATCGAATCCGTTGCAATTCAGCGCGGTGCTGATGTTGCTGCACAAATTGGGCCAGCACCAACTCTTGATGCATTTTTTCCATTTGGTGGAGCTGATTACATTGCAAGCCGCGAGGAAGCAATGTCGGTGCCAGCAATTGCACGCGCTCGCAACATGATCTGCAATTCAATCGCCACAATTCCTTTGATTACGCGTGACAAAACAACCGGACAAATCATTGATCAACCGGTTGTCATTTCTGATCCGGATAAGCGAGTACCAGGAGCCGCATCATGGGTGTGGGCGTGCGAGGATTTACTTTTTACGGGGTTCAGTTATTTTCAGATTATTGATCTATTTGCCGATACAGGCCGTGTGCGCCAAATGTGGCGCGTTGCTCCCAATCGTGTCGGTGTTTTCTTAAATTCAATCGGCACTCAAATTGAGTATTACACAGTAGATGGATCGCGTGTGCCAATGTCTGGCGTGGGATCGCTTGTTGTGTTTTATGGCAACGATGAAGGTTTATTAAACCGAGCCGGTCGCACAATCCGTGCCGGTGCAGAGCTCGAGCGAGCAGCTGCAATGTATGCGCGCGAACCGGTGCCATCGATGGTTTTGAAATCAAACGGCACAGCTTTGCCAGCTGATCGCATTGCAAAATTGCTTGATGCATGGGGCGCAGCTCGTAGAAATCGCGGCACAGCGTTTCTCAATGCAGATGTTGAGCTGACAACAGTTGGATTTACACCAGAACAAATTGGCCTTAATGCTGCCCGCGAAATCATTGCAACAGAATTGGCAAGAGCCGTGGGAATTCCGGCATACTTTATTGACGCGCCTACTGGCTCATCCATGACCTATGCAAACGCCCAAACAGCGCGTCAAACCTTGTTGGATTTTTCGCTTTTGCCGCTGATGAATAGCATTTCCAGCCGTTTATCAATGCCAGATTTCACACCATCAACACAGCGCGTGGAATTTGATCTCAAGGCGTATTTACGCGGATCAGAAAAAGAGCGTGCAGAAATTTACAAGATTTTATTTGAAATCGGTGCAATTACTACTGATGAAATTCGACAAATGGAGGACATGATCTCATGAAGCTGACAACACCAATGCAAATCACGGCAGCTGATTCAAACGAACGCACAATCAGCGGTCGCATCGTTGCTTTCAATGAGCACGCAAATGCATCAACCGGCAAGGTTGTTTTTGCTCGTGGATCAATCCAGCCACAAGATGTTTTTTTGAACCTTGAGCATGACAACACACGCAGAATTGGCAAAAGCATTGCCATGAGTGTGAACGACAAAGAAATGACAGCAACATTTAAGATTGCAAACACAACAGCCGGCACAGATGCATTGACAGAGGCGATGGAAGGCCTACGCGATGGATTTTCAATTGAGTTGGCTGTGGACAATTACGAAATGCAAAAAGACGGCACAATGAAGGTCATCAATGGCCAGCTGACAGCCGTTGCTTTGGTTACTGAACCAGCCGTGCGATCTGCACGCGTTTCTGAGGTAGCCGCATCAGAGGATTCTGAAACTGAAACAGTTACAGAGACAACAAACCCAAATGAAGGAGACAAGATGGACAACACTACCGAACCAGTAGCTCCTGCCGTTGAACCGGTAGCAGCTCCAGAAGTCGCACCTGTACAGGCATCACGCCCGGCTTATTACACAGCACCACGCTCACCAATTGTGGACAAGGTTTCTTACCTTGAGCATTACCTACGCGCGAGCGTTTTGCATGATGAGGATTCACGCCAGTATGTAAAGGCAGCTGATAACACAACATCAACCGCACCCGGCATGATTCCAACACCACAAAGCACACAGGTGATCAACGCACTTGCAAATGCTGATCGTGGCCTAATCGATGGCATTAGCCGTGAAACATTAGTTGCAGAAGGCATGACATTTGAGTTGCCTCGCGTAACGGCTGTACCAACAGTTTTGCCAATCAATGAAAATGATGCGATTACAGAATCATCACTATCTGCAACATTTTTGTCAGTTTCAGTACAGCCATTCAAAGGCCGTGCTATCTCGACAGTAGAGCTCATCGACCGGAGCCGTCCGGAATACTTAACAGCTTTGCTCCAGAATCTTGAATTTGCTTATGCAAAAGAAACTGATGAGTATGCACTTGCAGCAATGCAAGCGGCTGTCACTACTGTGACAGCACAGGCCGCAAATTCAGCAACCGGATTCCTCGGATACACATCCCAAGCAGCTGCAACTGTTTATGGCAATTCACTTGGTTTTGCTCGCTCATTGATCGTTTCACCAACACAATGGGGAAACATCATGGGATACAACGACAATGGCGCGCCTCTTTACAACGCAGCACAGCCTTCAAATGCAGCTGGAAATGTTCGCGGAGATTCATTGCGCGGTGTAGTTTCACCGGGTCTGAACCTTTATGTTTCACGCTCATTTGGTAACGCTGGTACAACAACAGCTAGTGGTGATTCCTCAATGGTTGTTGTGAACCCAGATTCTTACACATGGTACGAGTCACCTCGATTTACGCTGAGAAGCAACATAAATTCTGATGGAACAATTGACATTTTGTACTACGGCTATGGCGCACTAGCTGCCAAGGTGCCAAATGGTGCACAATTCAACAACCTCCCATAAATCACTATCGGTAGCGGTCGCTCCCGAACGCTACTGACACGAAAGGAACCGAGATGCCAGCAATTGTCACAGCCTCACAGCTGAGGTCTATTCTTGGTGTCTCGGTTTCTTTGTATTCGGACGCTCAATTGGATCAAATTATTGATTCGGCTGAGCAAACGATCTTGCCTTTACTTACGCAATACCAATCATCGGTGACATTTGCCAATGTGGATGATTCCGTCATTTATTTCACCACAATGCGGCCAAATTATTTTGTGCCGGGTCAATCTGTTGTTGTTACCGGGGCCGGAACTTACAGCGCGACTTATACAGTCACCGATGATCGGATTGAGCCTTACACTTTTACAGCTGCAACAAATGCAGCTGATCGCGCTTATCCGCTGCCATTTATTCCAGCGGCAACAGCAACATTAAGTGGATCATCGGCAGCGCAGTTGTACGCATCAACACCACCTGTTGAAAACGCAATTTTGGTTGTGTCGGTTGAGATTTTTCAAAGCATCACAGCTCCCGGCAATCAGATCATGTCAGACAATTTTCAGCCAGCACCATTTATCCTTGGGCGCAGCTTGACCAATAGAGTCATCGGCTTGCTTGGGCCATTTTTAGATGTTGAAACGATGGCGCAATGAGCATCGAATCAGCAATCCGCACACCACTTAAAACAGCACTTTCAGGCATTGCTGCCAATGTGTACAACGGAATTCCAGAAGCTATGACTAGTCCATCCATTTGCTTGATTCCGGATGCGCCTTATTTGGAAAGCAACATCATTAACGGGAGTACAGTAAAAGTCAAAGTAAATTTAACTGTTACCGGTGTTGTCGGTTATTCCAACAACGCGGCAGCTTTGGACAATCTTGAAAAATTGATGATCTCAATACTTGGCGCAATGCCTTCAGGTTATGAGGTCGGCAATGTCAATCAACCACAACCATTGGAAGTCGGTGCGGGCAAATACCTTACAGCCGATTTACAAGTAAGCACCTACTACACCAACTAAGGAGAAATCATGCCAACAACAATCGTGACCGGCAGAGACATCACATTTACCATTGATGGTGATTCGTATGATGCTCAGGCCACATCAGCAGTTTTAACGATTGATTCAACAATAAACACTTACCAGACACTAGATGGCAAGGCGTATTACACCACCGACACTCAAGGCTCATTTGCCGTTGAAATGTTGGCAGATTGGCCAGCTGGCGGATCATTGTGCAACGCATTGTGGACAGCGGCAGACACAGCACCAAATACACCATTGGCGGTTGTTTTTACAGCTGCATCGGGATCGGTGTTCAATTTTGATGTGCAGCCAATTTTCCCATCAGCTGGAGGCACAGCACCAGATGCACAAACTGTTTCACTAGCCTTTACCTGTGTAACAACACCAACACTATAAAAAGGAGATCGGGAGCATGAAACTAGCAATCACAATCGAATTCGTTACCGGGGAGAGCGCGACTTATACCGCGCTCCCACCGGAGTGGATGAAGTGGGAACGCCAAAGCGGAAACACGATCCAGCAAGTATCCGAGAAATTGGGCATCGCTGATTTGATGTTTTTGGCGTATCACGCAATGAAGCGCGAGGCAGCTGGAAAGCCTGTCAAGCCATTTGAGGTGTGGTGTGAAACTGTAACTGACATAAACATGGGAGAAACCGAAAACCCAAAAGCTACGAGCCGGGAACCTTAAACCGGATCATTTGGGAGCTAGCGATCACCACAGGATTGTCACGATCAGAGTTTCAAACAGCTGAGGACATTTTAACCGTTTTTGAGATTCTAAGGATACGAGATGGCAACTGAGACAATCACTTATGACAAGAGTGATTTGCGTGGAATCATCAAGGCTTTCAAAGCCATGGATGATCGTGCCGTTGCTGAGGCTAAAGGCGTTTCAAACGGATTGGCGACATACTTACAATCCAAAGTCATTTCGGCCGCTGGTAATCGACCAAATAAAGCGGCATCTCGTATTGCTCAAGGCTCACGCGTTAGCAAGTCATCAAAGATTGGCGAGATCAGCTTTGGCTTTGTGTCACAAAAATTTAGCGGTGGCGGTACCACTCAACAGCTTTGGGGCGGTTACGAATTTGGATCAACCAAATTCAAACAATTCCCGATTTGGTCAGGTCGTGGGCCTCGCGGTGGATCGGCCGGCTATTTCATTTATCCGACATTGCGTGCCGAACAGCCACACATCATCAATCAATGGGAAAATGCATTTTCTAAGATTTTGAAGGAGTGGTGATGGCTGGTCAAAGTAGAACTCTCAAGCTCTCGATTCTTGGCGATGTAGATCAGCTCAAGAAAAGCCTCAACACCGGATCAACCGAGGTGCAAGGCTTTGGCAACAAAATAGGTGACTTTAGTAAAAAAGCCGGATTGGCATTTGCCGCAGCTGGTGCTGCTGCCGCCGCCTACGCTGGCAAATTGCTCATTGATGGCGTTAAGTCTGCAATTGAGGATGAAGCAGCTCAAGCCAAATTGGCAACAACTTTGCAAAATGTCACCGGTGCAACAAACGCTCAAATTGCAGCTGTTGAAGATTACATAACACAAACCGCATTGGCCAATGGTGTAACCGATGATCAACTAAGGCCATCGCTAGATCGATTGCTGAGAGCCACAAATGATGTTGCCGAGGCACAAAGGCTTCAAACACTAGCCTTAGACATTGCGGCCGGTACGGGCAAAGATTTAGGTGCTGTTTCTGAGGCATTGGGTAAAGCATACGATGGCAATCTAGGAGCACTCAAGCGTTTGGGTGTTGGCATCGATGATTCAATCATTAAATCAAAGAATTTCGATGCTGCCGCCGCTGCACTTTCAAAGACTTTTGAAGGTCAAGCATCGAAGCAAGCTGAGACATTTCAAGGCAAAATGGCACGGCTTACTGTCGCATTTGATGAAGCAAAAGAAACTGTCGGATCGTATGTACTCGATGCGCTGACACCATTGGTCAGCAACTTTGTGGACAAAGGCATCCCGGCAATTCAAGATTTTGCTGGCAATTTGAGCAAAACATTGGGGCCAGCCTTTACTCAGATACTCAAAGTAGTTCGCGATGATGTTTTGCCAATCATCAAAGCTTGGTATGGCTTTATCGCTGACACGATTGTTCCAGCTCTTTCAGCTGTTATCGGGCCGGCTTTTCAAGGTTTAGTCAGCGCATTTACCAAAATCAAAAATGCTGTTGTGGACAATAGTGATGAATTAAAGCCATTGCTAGGTTTGTTCAAATCAATCGCCACTTTTATAAAAGAGGATTTGGCACCAATTTTAGGTGGTGCTTTCAAATTAGCATTGTCAGCAATCGGAACAATTGTTGCTGGCTTAGTGACAGGTTTTTCAAAACTTGTTGGATTCATTACAAACACAATTAACAAAATGAAAGAGTTTGTGAATTTCATCAAAGATAACCCGGTCACGCGCTTTTTCTTTGGTGGGGATGATGGCTCAAAAGGTTTGAAAGCAAGCACATCATTTGAGGAAGTCGTGCCTGTTGTGCCTGTGACCAAAAGCCCAGTTAGACAGCAAGATTTGTTTTATGATCCCAATGGCGATCCACGCACATTTACAGGCGCACCACTTGAGGCATTTTCACCGGGTATGCAAGCTGCAATTTTGCGCAAAAACGAATTGGCAGCCGAAACGGCACGATTGAGAGCTGCACGCGAGGCCTCAGCGGCTACACGATTAGCGGCCACAGGTGGGCTTTCAACGGCCGAACGCATCACAATCAATGTCAATGGTGCAATTGACCCAGAAGGCACAGCACGCACAATCGTGGACACGCTCAACAATTCTTATTATCGCGGTACAAATGGAGCAACAAACCTAGTAGGCGCAGGATGAGTGTTTTCAATCCCGTTTGGCGAGTAAAAATTGATGGTGTTTCATACACCAATTATGTTTTGGCCAATTTGACGATCACATCGGGTCGCACAAACATTTACGAGCAAGCCAATGCCGGTTATGTCAATCTCCAGCTGATCAACCTTGATCAATCAATCATAGACATCGAAATCAATGATGCGGTCAGCGTTGAATTACAAGATTCCACAGCCACATTTGTGCCAATTTTTGGCGGCACAGTTGTGGAATTTAACATTGGTATTGCCGCATCGGGTGTTGTGGGCGTAAATCAAACTGTTTCCATCACAGCTTTAGGTGCTTTGGCCAGATTGCCAAAAATCTTAACCGATGGCGTATTGGTTAAGGATCACGATGGAGATCAAATTTTTAGCATTTTGTCAGACATTTTGGTAAATGCATGGAACGAAGTGCCGGGCGCTTTGCAATGGAATACATACGACCCAACAGAAACATGGGCAAACGCACAAAACCTTGGTCTTGGTGAAATTGATCGCCCAGGTGAATACGAGCTGGCAAAGCGAAACGCATCCACCATCGATGTTTATTCATTGGTTTCAGCATTGGCAACATCGGGATTGGGTTACATCTACGAAAACGCTCAAGGCCAAATTTCTTATGCATCATCCTTTCATCGTGGTCTTTATCTTTCAGCGAACGGATACACAGACCTCTCAGCTGCTCAAGCTATTGCCAATTCAATGTCAATCCAGACCAGAGCTGGAGATGTACGCAATGACATTACGCTGAAATACAAGGAAAATTCAACGCTAGAAGTCACAGACAGCGATCCAGACTCAATTTTGCAATTTGGCAAACTCGCTCAAATCATAACAACCACTATTGAAAATCAGACCGATGCCGAGGATCAAGCTGCATTTTATCTAACCTTGAGATCTTACCCACAGGCTAATTTCAATCAAATCACTTTTGAACTTACAAATCCAGAAATAGATGATTCTGACCGGGATGCTTTGATCAACATTTTTATGGGTCTGCCTTTGCGTATTACTGATCTACCGCTCAACATGGCAGCCGGCACATACCTTGGTTTTGTGGAAGGTTGGACATGGCGAGCCGCTTACAACAGCGTATCGGTCACGGCTATTCTTTCCCCATTGGCATTTTCATTGCAAGCCATGCAATGGCAAGATGTCGCAATTGCAGAACAATGGAACACAATCAGCGGCAGCCTCACATGGGCTGATGCGTTAGTCGTAGCGTAAGGAGAAAAAATGGCAAACCCGACATCAAATTTTAACTGGCAAATGCCGACACCGACCGATTTGGTAACGGATTTGCCAGCAGATTTTGAGGTATTTGGTCAAGCGGTCGATTCATCGATGGCCGATCTTTTAGGCGGCACAACAGGTCAGATTTTGGCAAAGAATTCAAACACCAACATGGACTTTGTGTGGATCACAAATGATGTTGGTGACATAACAGCGGTTACAGCTGGCACAGGCATTTCAGGCGGTGGCACATCCGGTGCAGTAACAATCACAAACAGCATGGCCACAGAAATTGACGCAAAAGGCGATTTGGTCGCTGGTACCGGTGCAGATACTTTTGCGCGTTTAGCCGTTGGCACAAATGATCATGTTTTGACAGCTGATTCCACAACAACAACAGGATTGAAATGGGCAGCCGCACCAACACCAACTTACACATGGGCAACTTACACACCATCAAATACAGGCATCACATTAGGTAATGGCACACAGACAGCGCGTTATGTCAAAGTCGGAAAAACAGTTTTTGTGTCTTACAAGCTTGTTTTAGGATCAACATCATCATTTAGCGGTGCTATTTATGTTGGTTTGCCTTCAACAAATAACAGCATTTCAACATGTACCATCAATGCAACAGATACCGGTGCAGGTAATTATTTGGCATCAGGTGTTGCTGATGCATCAACAGGATCGGTTTTATGCCGGCCTATTAAAACCAATGCAACTTATGCCACATGGGACGATAATTTAACTTCAATGTTTACATGGGGCACAAATGATGTTTTACAGTTCTTTATTACTTACGAGGAGGCTTAAACCATGGCATTTACATTTCACCCAGATTTTCCAGATGCAACCAATGACCAAAAATGGGAACAAATCAGGTTATGGCGAAATGCTGAATTGGCCTCAACTGATTGGGCAATGATTTCGGATGCTCCAACTGACAAAGAAGCGTGGGCTGAGTATCGTCAATCTTTGCGCGATTTGCCAGCTCAAGGCGGTTTAGCTGATGCAGCGGTGTTTCCAGCACGCCCATGAGTAATTTTCCACAAGGCACATTGCCGCGTTTGATTCAGGTTGCGCTTGCTGAGGTGGGTACAGCTGAAACCGGCAACAATGAAACAAAGTACGGCAAATTTATGAAAGCCGACAAGCTGCCATGGTGTGGCTCGTTTCTTAATTGGTGTGCCCATCAAGCTGGTGTCAAGGTGCCAAATGTTGTGAGCACACGAGCTGGAGCTGAGGCATTTCAAAAAGCCAAGCAATGGCACACCACGCCAAAGATTGGTGACTTTGTTTTCTTTGATTTTATAGTCGATGACAAAACCACAATCAATCACATTGGCTTGGTGATCCGGGCATCAGAAAAACAGATTGTGACCATTGAAGGCAACACATCCGGTGCTGGTGATCAGCGCAATGGTGGAGAAGTCATGGTCAAATCAAGAGCTTTGGGAGCACGTTCATTTGTTGTCGGTTACGGCCGACCAGCTTATGAGCCATTTTCCGGTGATTTACCGGATCGACCAAAAGGAGAAAAATAATGGATCAAGTAAAAGCAATTGCGGCCTCATGGGGTCGCTCATACTTAGCAGCTGCATTGGCCGTGTACATGGCTGGAGGCGATTTCAAGGCAATGGCAATGGGTGGCGTGGCAGCTGTCGTGCCTGTCATTTTGCGCTGGCTTAATCCAGCTGATAAAGCTTTCGGTTCAACGGGGAAATGATCCGGAAATCACTCGCGGTGGGCTTAGTTTCGATCCTTTCGCTAAGCCTTACCGCCTGTGGTTATCAAGGATGGGTGCGATACCCATGCCAGCTTCATGAGAATTGGGAAAAGGATGAGTGCCAAAAACCTCAATGCAAGGTGACAGGTACCTGTACAGAGGATTTGATAGGCGATGGCATCGAAAAATAAAGACCGCTTAAGTCAAGAGGAAATCAAAGCTCGGCTGATGTTTCTCATTGGCGCAATTTTGTCATTTGTGTTTTTGATTGTCACATTGGGCATCACTTACGCATTGATCTTTGTGACACAACCAATTGGGGCACAAGCTCCCAACGATGCAGCTTTTATCGATTTACTCAAAACCTTGGCAATTTTTCTCACGGGGTCTTTGGGTGGCGTTTTAGCATCTAATGGTCTTAAAGACAAGAGCAAATCAGAATACGAAAAAACTATTGAAAGGCGTTTATCCGGT